ATTACAAATTCGAGTCGTTCTGTAACAACAAAGGGGCGAGTTCCTAGTTTTCAGGACTAGCTCCTATAACAATAAGGAGATGAAACAATGTCTACTACTAAAGCATTTCGTGGTTTCATTCCTGCTCGTAAAATAGGTGGCAACTACAATAATGAAGCTGTCACTGATATGATCTCGCTTACCTCAACGGGTATGACGGGTTCACCGACTAATAACATTTTCACTGGAGATCCAGTAGTAATGCCTGGTGCAAACTTCACTACTATTTCTCCTTACATTGCTGCAACACTTAAAGCCTCTGGTGTTTTCATGGGTTGTCAGTATGTGGAAAATGGAGAACAAAAGTTCTCACGTTATTGGAATGGCGGGACAAGTGCCACGGACATTAAATTCTTTGTAATAACTGATCCTGATCAGACTTATTACATTCAAGCTTCTTTATCCTTGAGCGTAGCAGAGTTGCTCATTGTAAAGAATTACAACGTAACTGTAAGCTCCACTGCAAGTTCTGGTAGCACCGTTACAGGTCAGTCTAGTTACTACCTTGATGGCGCATCTGGAACAGAAGCTACGGGTGCTGTACGGGTAATTGGTAAAGCGAAGTATCCTGATGAAAAGGATTCGGATGCTTATCCGATTGTCGAAGTTTGGATTAACCAACATCGTGACCGTTACGTAACCGCAACGGCTTCAACGGCTTAATAGGGAGGATTTATTATGGCTATTAATAGAGCTAGTATTAGCAAAGAACTCCTTCCTGGTCTTAACGCCGTTTTCGGAATGGAGTATGGAGAGGTAAATAATGAGCATGAGCCTCTTTTTGAAATTGAAAACTCAGACCGTGCGTTTGAAGAAGAAGTACTCTTCACAGGTTTCGGAACCGCCCCCACGAAAGGTGAAGGTGCTTCCGTTTCTTATGATGATGCACAGGAAAGCTACACAGCCCGTTATACGGCTGAGACTGTAGCTCTTGCCTTTGCTGTCACTGAAGAAGCAATGGAAGATAATCTGTATGATACGTTTGCCAAACTACGTGCAAAAGGTCTTGCCCGTGCAATGGCGAATACCAAACAGGTTAAAGCAGCGAATATTTTCAACAATGGTTTCTCTGATACTATTGGTGATAGTGCTGCCTTCTTCTCTGCCGCACATCCAACTATTTCTGACGGTAATCAGTCCAACCTTCTGGCTGCGTCTGATCTGGCAGAATCAACCCTTGAAACAGCATTGACATCTATTCAGAAGATCAAAGATGATCGTGGTATTCTGATTGGTGCAAGTGCAGTTTCGCTACATATTCCAGTTGACTACTGGGCAGTAGCAGATCGTGTTTTAAGTAGCCCTGGCAATACTCAGACGAGTGCTGCTGATGCGAACCCAAATACGAATGCTATTAACGCAGTACGTCATATGGGTATGGTTCCTGAAGGTTACTTCATTAACAGGCGTCTAACCGATACGGATGCTTGGTTTGTGAAGACTGACGTGCCGAATGGTACAAAAATGTTTGTCCGTTCTCCACTTCAGACTAAAATGGAGCCTGACTTCGATACAGGAAATCTGCGATTCAAAGCCCGTGAGCGTTATAGCTTCGGTGTCTCTGATTGGCGTGGTTTCTTCGGAAGTGCTGGCTAATAACCTGGTAAGAGGGAGTGGTGTAATGCCACTCTCTCCTTACTTATAAGGAGAAATTATGTCTACTAATATTAAAGTTGCTATAGCCACAGGGGATGCTGTATTAAAATATGTAGACGATGATACAACGGTAGGAAGTAACGGAACGGCTGATGCCAACCTTCCAAGTACTACCCGTATTATTGCAATACATGCACTGGCAACCGCTGCTGGTTCTTATTCTATTAAGGGACAGAGACAGATTACAAATAAAACAGCCGAAGGAACTGCAATTAAGTTTCAGGTAGCTGCCAATGAAGCCAGTGATATTTATATTGGTGAGCTTGGCGTAGCTGTTTATGGTGTAGTCAGTGTATCTGGTCCTACGGATGGTTGTGTTCTTACTGCAATGTTAGGCTGATTATGCCCGCTTATTCATATTTAAAATCTGATATTATCAATACATCAGAAAATGATTCAACTGAATTTGCAAATCAGATTCCTAATTTTATAGATAAGGCAGAAAGACGTTTAACGTATTATCTGGATGATTATGGTATGGATGAATATATGAATGTATCTGTATCTTCTGGTAATGCTGCCTTAGTAACATTAAATGATCGTACTCGTATTGTACGAAATATAAATTATGTTGTTAGCAATGGAACAACTGTTACTAATCTTCTTCCAAGAACTATAGAATATGCAAAAGATTATTGGCCCGTTAGTGCATCTGTGGGAACTCCCAGATATTATTCCAGAACAAATAATACGAATATAAAAATTGTTCCAACACCCACCTCAACTATCACCGCAGAAATTCAAACTCAATCTCGTCCTTTAGCTTTATCTTCCGCAACAGGAACAAGTGTAACAACTTCAAATTATTTTAGTGAATATTGTTACGATGCTTTATTCCAAGCTTGCATGTTGGAAGCAACTATATTTATGAAAGATTGGAATACTGTTCAATTCTGGAAAACAACATATGATGAAAGTATTAATGGATTAAGAAATCAGGCCAGACGAACTAGACAGGATGATATGGCAGTAGCTGCAAGTCCTGCTGGCGGTGCAGACACTATAATACAAGGAGCAAGTTAATGGCTTATTCATTTAAGAAACAAACACATAAAAGTAAAGGTCGGGCTGGTAAAATACCTCATCCAGGAGGAGCAAGCCCCCATAGTGGTGCCAGAAAAAATAAATTAAGGAAAGTTTTAGAAGCAAGAGAAGATAGCTTTGCTAAAAGAAAAAGAGAAGAAAATAAAAAAAGGAAACCAAAATCTTTTTCTGAACTTTATAAGCCAAAACCCCCACCCCGTCAAGCAGAAGTTTATGAACGATGGAACCCAAAGAAGGATGAAGATAATAAAAATAAACCGAAAGTTAAGTTAGTAATACCAGAAGAAATAAAACCAGTTACGCCTGAGAAAAAATATGGTGGTAAAATTACATATAAAATGTCAGGTGGTCAGGTTGTAGATTCTAGTTATGATTAACAGATCAAGTATTAGACAACAGGTTATGAAATCTAAAACAAAACGTAAACCAAAGTTGGGTAAAAAACTAGCAAAAAAGGGACGTAAATCATGAGTAATATAAAAAAACAAGGTGCAAAAAAAGGAATTAACTGGCTTAATAAGACATTACAAAGATCCAGAAAAGAATGGTCTGATGCTAATAAAATAGTTAAAGCAAATCCAGATAATACAGATGCACTTAAATATAGAGACTCAATTGAAAAAACAGGGCAACAAATAAGTTCTTTATTAGATAATATGAAAAAAGGAAATATTGATGCAGCCGTTTTAGATAAAAGTATTATATCCCGAATTCCTTCAAAAGGTTATACAGGACCAAAAGAAGGTTTGACTATATCAAATTTAATAAATCAGGTTTCAAAAGAAGTACCAAAAACAAAAAAAGCTGTATCTAAAACCAAACCAAAAAGCCAAACTAAAAAAACTAAACCAAAATCTAAACCAACAATAAAAAAACAGGCGGGTGGTCGTTTAGATCAATCAGTTGTTTGGGATCTTTATAATTAAATATAAAGGGGATATTAAATGAGTAATATAAAGAAAACAAATGTTAAAAAATTAATTAATCAATTAAAAAAAGAATTAACAGAAAAAGCACAGCATCAAGAAAAAATTAAGGATCAACTTAAACTTTCTTCCGATGAGCTAATGAATTTTCATCCTGATGCAGAGTATATGCTGCATGAAGATCTTGCAGAGATAACTAAGGATATTCAAGGTTTAACACGTCAGCTAACAAAAGCAAATAAGACTTTGGGTAAACCAAAAACTCCTAAATCAAAAGCTAAACCAATGATAAAAAAACAGGCTGGTGGTCGTTTAGATCAATCGTTTGTTTGGGATCTTTATAATTAAATATAAAAAGAGATATTAAATGAGTAATATAAAGAAAAAAAACGTTAAAATATTAATTAATCAATTAAGAAAAGAATTAAGGGAAAGAAGAAATTTTAAAAAAGACATTGAGCAAGAGATTAGGAATAGGCCCGAACTGTGGGAGAAAGATATAGACCCTGGGTATTCATACGATGACTTACCATTCCCTGGTGATCAGTATATATCTGGTCGGGAACATCTAGTTGAAGTAATAAAAAATTTAAAAAATCAGATAAGAGAAGCAGAGAAGACTTTGGGTAAACCAAAAACTAAATCAAAAGCTAAACCAACAATAAAAAAACCTGTAATGAAAGTAAAACGGCGCATGGGTGGAATAGTTACCAGAGGTTATGGTAAAGCTTTACGTGGTTATTAAATATAAAGGAGATACAAAATGAATAATAAAACTACCAGTGTTATTACTACACCTTCTCAAGTTTCTGAAGAAGTTGTGGGTGGAACTCCTTGGATTGGAATAGGTCTGGCAATTTTAGTTGTTGGATTTATGGGATATATGATTTGGAAAAAATTTATAAAGAAGTCAAAGGAGAAATAAAATGCCAGGACCGCATACACTTATTAAACGGCCTCATAATCTGGATGAGATTGTGGGAAGACCAACAGGACAAGGTTATGGTGCTGCTCGTAAAGGACCAGATGTTAAGGGACCGCCACAGGATGTTGTAGTTGATGAAGATTATCAGCAAGGTAAAGCTTTTAAAATAGAAGATTAATTATTTAGTCGGAAAAAACTATGGCAAGTAAAAAAAGACTCGTTAAAGAAGGGATACTATCTTTTAGACAACGCTTAATGACTCAATTAGCGGAGAAAGCTAATATAAGGCCAATGACAGTGGGTAATCCCCGTTATAGTGTTTCACCAATCGTTGCATTACTAACAGATTCTCCTGGTCGTATAGACCCTAAATTAAAAAAAATGTTAATTTCTTCCAAACGAAAATGGTATAAAGAAAAGCAAACCACTCCTAAAGATCCTGACGAAAAAATTAGAGGTACGGGACCAGGGCGAGTTTTTCATCAAAATATTGAAGAAATGCCAAGTTCCAAAGCTGGACTTAAAGCTGGTGAGAAATATAAGCCTGGAAAACGAACAATAGAAGGTATTCAAGAAGCAGATAGAAAGGAAACAAGAAGAAAAATTGATACAAAAAAAGGTGTACAAGGAGATCTATTCAAAGGTAAAAGATGGGTTGAGTCAAAGATACCAAAAACCATTGAAAAAGTTAAAGATAATCAAGGTAATGTAAGATATTATGTAAAAAGTGAAAGAGCTAAAAATCCAAGATATAAAGGGCATAAGTCATTAATTTTAGCAAAAGATAAATTAGATGATATTAAATCAAAACAAAGTAGAATAATAAGTGATGAAGAAAAATATCAAACAGGTGCTAAAAATCCAGAAGGTACAATAATTTATCAACATGCAGATGCTCCGATGAGTACGGGTGTTGATATTAAAACAGGACGAATATTAGATGATCCAGAAGATGCATCGGAAATTCAAACAGGTGCAGGAAGTTTAGTTAGGAAAGGACGAAAACTAGATCCATTATCAACTATCAGATCAGATCTTGAACGTCGTGGTGATACAGAAGGACTTAATATATTAGATGAATTAATAGCAACAGGAAAAAAAGGAAAAGATTTAACAGAAGAAGTGATAACTACATTAACTAAACGTTATCATAAAATTCCAGTAAAACGTCCTGATCAAAAAATAACTCAAAAATCAATAATTAAAGGTCCACCAGATGAAAGCCTTGCAACTATTGCTGCTCAAAGAGAAGCATTAAGAAAACGTACTGCTGAATTAACTCAACCAGAAACTTCCCCTGGAATTGGTAATAATAAACCACCATTGAAGACACGGATTAAAGTTAGACAACGAGATTGGCCCGCTGATAGATATAAAAGAAGACGCCTAACTGGAGAGCCAGACCCAGAAAAGAAATCAACTGAAATTTCATATGGAACTCAAAAACCTCTTACAGAAAAACAAGCATCTCCTAATGTTGTTGGACAAGCTAGTGATCCAGACAGTCCTGTTGTAAAATCAAAAATTAAAACTGATATTGGTGCAGGTAGAACAACAGTTCAGCAACAAAAACAAATAGATAGGTTAACAGAAAAAAATATTCAACTTAAAAGTAAATTAAAAAACTCTGTTGCAACTTCACGTAAAAAATCAAATGTACCTCCTGGTGAACGTCCAATTCTTACACAAAATCAGAATAAAATAAAAGACCAGATTTTAGAAAATGAGAAAAAAATTGAAGAATTAAAAACAATAAACTATCGGACAAAAAAAGAACAGGAATACATAGATGATGGTGCTACTCCAGGAGAAGCAAAACGATTAGCTGATTCTGATGTAGCACAGCAAGACCCTAAAGTTACTCGTGAACAAATGAGAGAAATGCTTGGTAAAGGTTCTGTGGGAGATGCTGATAGAGATTTAAAGAAAGGTGGTCAGGTAAGAAAAAGAAAGACTGTTAAGAAAGCTATACAAAGAAAACCCAGAGCTAAAAAACCTTTATCAGGTTCGGCACTCGTAGCTTCTTTCTATGATTAATTATGGCTAAATTAGCTCCTCCTTTTAAAACAGATCTTGGACTTACTCAAGATGTCACTGATATTGGAAGATATACAATAGGAATGGAAAATCCTCTTGGCAGGGAATTAAAAGAACAACTGGGAGAAGACACATCCGAAGAGATTTTAAAATGGATAGAAGGGGGAGGTTTGGCAACCCTTGGTTATCAGGGAGGTAAGGGTGCAAGACATATAGGTAGAAAATTTACAGACAAAGGACGAAAAAAACTTAAAGAGGCAAAACGTAAAGCGGAATTAAAAAGAATTGGAAAAGCTTTTATAAGAAATGTGGCTAAAACGACTGCTGGTGGTGTGGCTAAACGTGGTCTATTAGCTGCAACTGGTGTTGGTGGACCTGTTGTGGCAGGATTAAGTATCCTGGATTTATTAAGTGATCCTGAAATAAGACAAGGTGGTTTAGATATAATGCGTCTTTATCCTGAACTTTGGAAAACACTTCCTTCTGGACTTGAAGAAGAAGCAAGATATATGGCTACTGATAGAGATAAACAAGCACAACCGTATATTGAAGGTGGGGTAGATATGGATGCTATGATAGAAAATTTAGCTTCAAAAGAAGGTATTCGTAAAGAAAGTCTTGATGAGATATATAAAAGAAAACTGTCAGCAATGCCATCAGCACTTGAAAGAGAAAGAATGCAAATGAATAGAGCTAAAGAAAGAAATGCTGGTTTACAATCTCTTTTAAAAGGTTCTTTAAATTGAGTGCAGCATTTCTCAGAAAGTATGAAAAGTCTGTAGAAGAAGGTTATGATGATTATACTTTGGTAGATTACGATCAAGTAAAACCAGAAAGAGAAGACTATGAAGCTTTTGAAGATTACTGGAATGCTTTGGTAAATTATCTGGTGGAAAAATATAGATATACACATGGTAGCAAAGCGAAAAAAAAGTAATATGAAAAAATTAACAATAAAACAACAGAGTGCTTTAAAGAAACATGCTAAACATCATACAAAAAAACATATGGCTAGTATGAGATCAGCAATGCGAAAAGGAAAAACTTTTAGGGCTGCTCATAGAGAAGCAATGAAAAAGGTAGGAAGATAATGTCAGATCAAGAATGTAATAATTGTGGATGTGGTTGTCATTGTGATAAAGAACAATGTGATTGCTCTTGTGAGAATTGTAATTGTAAGGAAGAATAATGGCTGTTTCTGGAACATATAACTTTAATCTGGATATAGATGAAGTAATACAAGAAGCAATGGAAATGATTGGGGGAGAACAGACTCTTGGTCATGAACCTGCTTCTGCTCGTCGGTCTATTAATATTATGTTAAAAGATTGGCAGAATATGGGAATTCTTCTTTGGTCTACATCTGTATCTTCTGTTACTGTTGCTGCAAGTACTACTGCTTATAGTTTAGATTCATCAACAATAGATACTTTGGAAGTTGTTTTAAATAGAGATAGTACAGATTTACAATTACAAAGAATTTCTCCAGAAGAATATCTATTAATTCCTAATAAAACACAAACAGGAAGACCAAGCCAATATTCCATAAGACAAGGTAGAGATAATCCAACTTTATCTTTATGGCCTATTCCTGAAAATTCAACAGATGTTTTAAAAATGGAAATTATAAGTGAATTACAAGATGTTAATAAATCTTCAGGACAGAATGCAGATATAACCAAGAGTTTCTTACCATGTTTGACATGTGGATTGGCATATCAAATGTCTATGAAAAGACCTAATGTAGATATGAATAGAATACAGATGTTAAAAACTAATTATGAAGAAAAATTAGCCAGAGCTTTGATGATGGATAGAGAAAGATCTGTTATGAAAGTTGTTCCAAGACTTCGATTATTATAAAATAAGGGATTAAATTATGAGCCAAGCACTTCTTAAAAAATTTCGTCGGGCTGGACAAGGTTCCAGAGAGCAAAAAGAAATTGTTCGTAGAGCTAAAAATGATATCCGTACAGCTAAAATGTATGGTAACAAACCTAGTGAAACATTACAAACTATTATTAAAGAATATAAACCAGAAACGAAAGAACAACTTAAATCTAAAGCATGGGATGCTAGAATGGGTGCTTTGGGTATGGCAGGTGGTCCTGCTGCTAAAGGTGGAGTAAAACTCTGGCAACTAGGACGATCTATAATAGGAGGACTTCCAAGCGGAATTACCAAAGTTAAAGGCGGTTTTAAAGTTGGAAAGAAAGTATATAAAACATTAGGTGCTGCAAAAAGTGCTAAAACTAGAGCAGCCAAGCTTAAAGCAACTAAAGTTATACCTCCCATACCTAAAGGTGGTGGTACTGCTGGTACAAGGGCGGCTGCTACAAGAGGAGGAACAACAGCACGACAAAGACCAAATAAAAATGTAAGACGGTTAAGAAGAAATGAAAGACAGCAGCTTAAACCAACTAGTCCATTAAAAAGAGCTATTGTTCCTGCAACTGCTGTAGGTATTGGAGTAGGATCTGAACTGTTAAGACGTAGAACTAAAGATGATAAAAAGATTCCTTATACGGATGAAGGAATAGGAACAGGAAAATATCCTAAAGGTAAAAGAAAAAAGACAAAAGATCCAGCAGCAAGCGGAGATCCTACAGCAACTCAACGATCAACGTTTGTAAAACCAATAAAAGTAGATCAACCTATAAAGAGTCCAAGGAGAAAGAAAAAAGAAGAAAGTATGTTTGATGATGTGGAAGGTTATGATACAGGCACAGGGCGTTATAGCGCAGATACAGATATAAAAGAATACAGTTTTAAAGACATACTAAATTTAAAATCTGTTGGTGGACAAGCAGGAACTCCCAAAAAACGTCCTGCTCTTCGTGGTTGGGGAAAAGCAGAACGAGGACATTAATATATAATGGCAAGTAATAAAAATGCTCTGGCAATGTGTGATACCTGTGGATTTGTCTATCCACACAGAGTAATGAGATTAAATAGTTATGGAATGCTGGTATGTCCAGAAGATTTTGAAGGACAGTTTGATTTAAAAAACCATCCTCAGAATAAGATACCAGATGTTAGAGATAATCCAGCTATAAAAAATCCTCGTCCAGATACAGGCGGCAGAGGTTTAACCTGGAGTGAAGCTACAACCGCCTGGGGTTCAACAGATAATTGGTGGAATACAATATGACAGATTTAACAAGCAAATTAATATCCAATACCTATAAGCGGATTATACTTGTAAGCTCCTCTGCAAGTGCTGAAGGTACGACCAATACGGGTGTAAATACTTCTCTGAAGCCTGTGCTGACAGGTGATGGAGGCAAGTCTGCTCTGAAGGTAGCAACTAATGCCATACAAATTACAGGAGCATTGGGTGTTGGTGGTAATGTATCTCTTGATGGAGATCTTCATGTGGATGACAAAGTATGTGCTTCGGCTTTTTACGGAGATGGTTCTAATATTTCAGGTGTTACTGCTGTTATTGCTGGTAATATATCTGTTAGTAATGCAACGATTGGTGGAACATTATATGTAGGTGGAACAGCTACTGTTTCTGGTGCAGCTACCTTTAAGTCTGCTGTAACAGTAGGAGGTGCAGCACACTTTGGATCAACTGCTACAGTATCAGGTGCTGCACAGTTTCAAAGTACAGTAACGGCTGTTGGTGCAGCCACTTTTAAATCTACTGTAACGGTAGAAGGTGCTGCCACATTCGATAATAATGTATCAGTTAGTGGAACATTTAAAGCTCTTGGCGCATCTACATTTACTGGTAAAGCAGAATTTGAAGATGATGTTTCGGTTAGTGGTGCTTTAGATGTAGCAGGAAATGCTTCTATTGGTGGTACATTTATGGCAACAGGAGCAGCTACTTTTGATGGTGCGGTTTCTGTGAGTGGTGGTCTTGTCGTTGGTGATACTGTAACAATATTAGGAACAAACGTACAAGCAGCTAATGCAAGAGTATGTGCAAGTTCTTACTATGGAGAAGGTTCTAATATTACAGGTATTAGTGGAACTAATATTTCTGGTAATATATCTGTTAGTAACATATCAGCAGGTGGTAATGTTAATATAACTGGTACTTTAGCTTTGTCAGGTGCTACTCTTCAAGCTGAAAATGCAAAAGTTTGTGCATCAGCTTTTTACGGAGATGGAAGTAATTTAACAGGTGTTAAAGCTTCAATAGGTACTGCACCAAATATATCTGTATCTGGTTTTCT